ACATGATTCGGCAGCAAACAAAGCATGAAAGTCTTGCTCTTTTGCTGCGTCAGCGGCTAGTTCATCACATACCTCGGCACACGCCTCGCGCTCCGCTGCTGCAATGCTGCGCTCGTACTCCGTCCAATGGTCTTGAGTCCATGTACGGTTGCGCTCCGCTGCTGCGACTAGGTTGGCAAAGCGTTCAAGAAATTCTGATATGCCTTCAGCTCTTTCAAGCCAACCGATGCCAGCCTCCCGCGCCATGCGGATAATGTCATCGCTAGTCATGGCGCACCTCTCTCGCGGATAGCGAAAGCGCAACTTACCCAAGACGCATCGACTCGTTCACCTTCAGCCTCACACATCTTCGCACACGCCTCGCGCTCCGCTGCTGCGACTAGGTTGGCAAATAATTCCCAACGGTTCCCTTCAACCCAATTGGCTCCGCCGCCTTCGTGTACACCAGCTTCCTCCGCTATGCGGATAATGTCATCTCTGTTCATAGTTTCTCCTTGTATCAGCCTTCTGGCTCTTGTATATGCTCTCTGACTTGCGCTCCATGCAGGCTCGGCAAACCCAACGTGGAACACCGCGTGTGACCCTGCGCTCACCACCTTCTAATGCACGCATTGCTTGGCAGCTTGTGCAAAACTTGGTGTCGTTCATCGCAGCTTCTCCCTGATTTTCTCAATGCTCCAGCCTGTCGTGTCGTACACGCGCAGTATGGTGTCGCCTGTTACGGATAGTGTGCGGTGACGTAGTTTGGACACCATCGACGGTGCGACCTTCATGAACCGTGCAAGGTCTGCGTCGTTCTTTAAGTTGAACTCCTTGATGATGGCATCAAGGAGTGGGTGGGTTTCTTGTAGTGCCTTTACCATCTTGCTTCTCCATGTGTATCGGTTGTTGGTTGTTCGACTTTGTCTTTCGGTTTGACGACCAGCTTCCACCCCGGCTGTAAAAACTTAACCGCAGTGTGCTGGTCCCAAAACTTGCGAAAGAGTCTACCGAATTCATCGTAGACCCAATACCTCATGCGTCCTCCTTTTCTTCTGGAAACTCCAGATAGTCAACGGTTTCTCGCAATTGATCTGCTCTGGACGGGTCTCGTAGTTTACGCAAAGCTTTGGCTTCGATTTGTCGAATACGTTCTCTAGATACGCCAAATATCTGGCCAACTTCTTCGTACGTATGATCTGGACAGTCAAAACCAAACCGTAGTTGTATAACTTTAGTTTCTCTCGGTGTTAAGGTATCAACTAACTCGTGCAGCTTGTGTATTCCCTGCACATCAAGTAACAACTTCTCCGGGTTACCGTTTCCATCTGAAGGAAGCAGCAACTGCTCAACATCGTCGGCAGTCATGTCCACTTCAGCGGTGTTGGTTTCCAGCGGTATAAGTTGATCAACAGAGAAAAGTTCAAGCGGCGTTTTATTAGTGAATTCACACAGCTTTAACACGATTGGTCGGATGTTTCCATCTTTATCAATAGGCGATGCTTTTAAGTTAGACAGCGCCAACAGACTCATGTAAGAAATACCTAACTTATCTGCCAGCTTTTGTCCTACTGTTTCACCAACCTCTGCAAGCGCGTTAAGTAGCCGTGCGTTTCGTACCTTGATTGTTACCCGATAGTCTTTGACGGAGTCATTCATACCTCACCCAGCATCGTCTTTAACTTCTTGTACAGGGCTATGGCTTGAGTGAACGACAGCGTTGAGAGAAGCTGGTCGATGTTGTCAGGTAGTATGGGCGCGGCTTGCGGCTTGGCTGGTGGTGTAGGCTGTATATTCACAGGCTTGGCTTTGTGCGCTTCGCGTAATGCCTTTCTTGCTGCACGCTCTGCGGTTGCTTTTTCTTTGTCGGCCTTTGCCTTGGCGGCTTTCAGTTCTTTCACTTTGATCGGCGTGTACTCAGGCTGCGTTACCCACATCTGACCTCGTTCGTTCTTGCGTATCTGTCCCACGCGTGTGAGTTGTGCAAGCAACGAGGTTACTGAGGTGGCCTTGTGCCCTTGGTTCTCTCCGATCTTGACGATGGTCTTTATGTCGCAGCCGGGGTTGGCTTTGACGAGGTTGAATGTAGAGCGACTGACGTTGTTTGAGATACCGAATAAGTGCTTAGGCTTGCTCTCATCCTTAGACCAGTCGTTGATGGTTTTCTTCAGTTCAGTTGTTTGCGTTTGCATGTTGTTCTCCTTAGTTGTATTGATTGCTTTTTGTAGTGCAGTTGCTAGGTCTGGCATGATGTTTCTCCTTTATCGAACGAGTGCCATGATTACGAGGTAGCCAACGAAGCCCATGACGAAATACATCAAGTACTTAATATCGAAATGGAACTGCGGCATGAAGTTGGTTTTGTCACCTAGCAGCAAGCTCTGTAACATTAAATCTTCGTCGCTTTGCCTCTGACGTGGTGGCTTGTAGTACACGCCGATCTTGATCTTGCCTGTGTGATACGGCGGTGGTTGCACGATGTCGTGCGTTAGTTTTGGTGGCTGTGTTGTAGTAATTACATGCCTATTTCGCATTGCTTTTTTGTGCATCATGATTCCTTTCGGCTGGTTAAAAGTCAAACTTAGATACTACCTGTAGATTTGTCAAGCTTATTTGTCTCCTCTTTAAGTTTGTAATCGTGAAACACAACGCCCAGCGACGCGTCTCCACGCTGGTGTGCCTTGCGCCAGTACCGCTTGCCATTACGGTTGACCCAGTGCCCGCGCACATCGTGCAGTCGTGGGCTTGCGTGTGTACCGCCTTGGTCTGGCAGCTTCTGGCGTGGCGGTTCAATCAGTACCGTGTGCCAATCAAACAACGGCTTCTTACCCTGACGTATACGCTTGGCGTTGTTGGTCTTGGGTGTCGCTGTGTACATTTTGTACTGCACATTGGGCTGGTGTATCTCCTCTAAAAATAAAGCCAAAATCAGAGCGCCTACTTTCGATGCTTCTACTACGAATTGGCTTTGCGCATCTTTAGGGTTTACGAAAGATATTTGCAGCCCTGCATCAGTACCAAACATTTGCGGACGTAACCAGAAGCCGGGGACGTACTGTTTTGGGCGCGTACTGTTTCTACGAAAAATGGCAGAATTCAAGAGCAACGCGCCTTCGTACTCACTCCCAGTAGCGCCTTTATTTACAAGCACCGCATACGGAACCCCATCCAAATCAACACCGGCTATACCGAAGTTATCAAACGGCACAGGTTGCGACAACAAAGCGGCCACCTCATCATGGCCAAAATCTTTGTTCTCTTTCATGTTTCCTATATCAAACCACTTATAGTCCGCTGCCTTGTCTGGATGCAGCATCACAGCGATTTGTACGTTTGGTGTCATAGCTTCTCCTTTCAAAAAAGGGGTCAAGCCGACCCCATTTGGTTTTAGGCAACGTGCAGGTCATCGAACAGCATGCACAGCACAAGGTCAATATCCTCGCCCGCTTCGAGTGCTTCGTACGCCTCATCGAGTAAGCGCGGGTCAAGCTGTTTGAAGTTCATATGCTTCATGGCTAACTCGGCATCGTCGGGGTACACCGATGCTGCAATCGCCCGCGCCAAGTTATCTGTGAACCCATGCTGCGCATCGAGCACGGCATCGATGGCATCCTCACGCCGAGCGAACTGCTCGAACCGAATGTCGTCGTACTCGAAGTCGTACTTGGCTAGATTGCTTGCGCTGTGCGTGTACGTCTGGTAGTTAGTCCACCAGCCGCCCTTTGTGTCAGCGTAAAGGTCTTCCACCACCGAGGGGTCACGCTCCACCGGCAGCGCGTCCCACGCAACGGAAAGAACCGCAGCAGAAAGATGTTGATAGTAGTTGAGGTCAAGGCTCTCGGCCTGCGTGTGCTCACGGTCATAGCCAACAGAGATGTTGGTGCATTCGGGGATGATGTCAGTAAACTCAGCGGTGTCGGTGTACACGCCGGTGTCATCGTTCAACATCATCAACTGATCAGACCCCGCCATCAACGCGTCAGCCAGCGCATCACCAAACGCATCGGAACAGCAGCGACCCCAGCCCTGATGGGTGATGACGGAGTCAATACCCCGACGATCAAACGCAATGGCACGATCAAACTCACCCAGCAAGTCAGGCATCTTCTCAGCCAGATATCGCGCACCCACACCGCCTCGCTCCTCGCCCTGCGTAAACACGTAGTAGCCCGGCACGTTGTGGTGAATCATGTGAAACAGTATTGCTACCCCTGCGCCATCGTCCGCACCCAATACGTCCCCCTTGGCGTGCCAATGGGTCTGGGTCTTCTTGATCTTGTTCTTACCTTCGTTGCGGTGGACGGTGTCTACGTGTGCGACGAACAGGGTTTTGTGTGAGTCAAGCGATCGGTTGTCCACGTGCAGGTTGCCAGCACCGTCATAGAACGCGGTTTTGTTAAGCTCGAACGGTAGCTGCTCACGCAGCCATGCCGTGATTCGCTTGTTGGTCTCTGACCCATGTGGGCGTTTGGTTGAGAGAAGTTTGTTCAGTACTTTGAACTGGATGGTGTTTTGCTTAGTCATGGTGATTCTCCTTGATGGTTAGATTGTTGCAAACGCAGACAGGTCTACGTCGAGGTTGGCTTCAAAGCTGTTAATGTTGTCCTCGTGTACGGATACGTAGTCGCTCTGGCAATCGGCATACGGCTCCAACAAACTCAGCATCACACGCTCACGCTTGTGTGCAAAGACGTGGTACAGGTTGCCCGATACATGGCATGCCCAGATGTTGTCCGGATCTGCGTACGTACCGTCTTCCAACTCGGTCACGTCCTCGATGTGCTCGTACCTGTCATCGTGGTCACAGAACACAACGTCATTGTCGTCGGCAAGCCAGTACTCACCGCGTGACTCCAGATACACCGCGTCATCCATCGAAACGACATCGCCGTCATGAAGCATGACCATGTTGTTGTCGCCAAGGAACTCAGGGTCATACCACTCGTCACCACACGCATCGGACACAGCGTTGTCGTTGTGTATGTAGTACTGGTTACCCCTGCGACCATACACATAGGTGTAGTCCCGACTGCATGATGGACACACGCCGTGATCCTCGTGTCGCCCGACCCATGTGGTGGAGTCCTCGTCGTGGCTATCCCCGCAGTCATCGCACTCGCGTCCGTAGTCTTCCTCGTAGCTGCCATTGGTACACTCGAACACGTACGGCCCCTCCTCACACACAAAGAGATAGTTACCCGTCTGCTTCACACGCTTACAGTCACCGTCGAGGTACGGCGCCATGAACTTACCCCAGCCGTTGTCGATCATGGCCAGCTTGCAACCGATCCAGTCAGAGTCCTTACTGAACCCCTGCTCACGTAGCCATGTCTCAAGCCCCTCGTCGCTGTGCGAGTAACCGCCGTCCTTGTGTGCATATGACCGCACGAAGGTCTTGGTCTCGACGTTGACCAAGCAACGACCCATGATGTGACCGTGACCATCGAGGCGCACGGCTGCACGCCAGCCGAGGTTGGGGTCATACGCACGGTACGGGTGATCGTTGTAGTCTGTCTCCTCGCCCCACTGCATACAGCTTGCTGGCCCCTCTTGCACGGAGCGAATGATGCGCTCGGTGGTATCCCACATCTCGAACCTAAAGCCCGCGTAGCGTGCAGCTAGATCGCGTATCGCATGGTCAGGCATATCGGGGAAGTGTCGGGCTAGGTACTTGCCGACAGTCGTGATGACCTGTCGATCCTCGTGGCCTGAACGGTTGTCGCGTGTGTAGGCCAGTCGGTTGGGGTCAGTCTCGGATACGTGCGGCCATTCGAAGACTAGGCTGTGGACAGAGCGCGGCCTGTACTGTTCAACGGCAGCCAGCACAGCACGGTGCATCTTGAACTTGGACTGTAGCTTGTAGTGCCATGCGTGTTCCTTGGCGTCGGCTACGTTGATGTTGGGGTAGTGCCGTGCTACGTACCACGCATCGGTTTCGATTGCCACCAAGTTCATGATGCGTAGCACTTGCTTGAGATCGTCAATCAAACGCAGCGCAGCAGCACCGTCGTACCCCAGCAGCCAGTACTTGCGTTGCTTGGCTCTTGCTTCTTCACGAGCGTGGCGTAGGCGTAGCTCGAAGTCGGACTCATGTGGGTTGACCCACGTACTTGTCGTGTGTAGTTGCATGATTACTTCTCCTGTTATTAAGTTATGTATGGGCTGATTTCGGGTCAGCCCGACCCGTTTTTGGTTAGCTGGTTGTCGTTAGTTCCTCCAAGTCGTAGATTTCAACCTCACCTTCTACTGCTCTGGCTCTATCAAGTTTGTCGCATATCATGTCCTCAGCATCCTCACGGGTTGCCGCTTCTACCTCAATCACTTGGTAGTAGCGAAACACTACTGTGCATTTGTATGTTTTCATTTCACACCTCCTTCTCAATGAACCGTTCAAACAAGTCACCGAACGCATCCAATAACTTGCGCCTGTTGGACAGGTCAGCGTAGAAATATGCTGCGGCTATGCGTGATGCGAAGCTGCCCCCTTGCTGCTCCATCTTGCGTGCTGCATTGTGTAGCTCGTCGTTGGTGTACTTATCTAGTACGCGCATCGGGCGCGGCATTGCTTTGATGTTGGTTTCCATGTGTTACCCCTTCAGAAAAAGAAAATCATTAGTAAGGCTCCAAGTACGCAGCCGAGGATTGCGCCGCCGAGGGCGGCAGCTATGACGAACAGCTCGTTGTCATCCATCGTCTCTCCCTACCCACTTGGCGTTGATCACGCTGGGGTAGAACTCGGTGACCCAGCCGCTGTCGTTCATGAACTTCACGTACACCCTGCCGGTGCTACCTGCGTGGTGTGGTTCTCTCCAGCCTGTGACTACGACTGCCTCGCCTCGGAATGTGTGTGCGATGTCGCCGGTCTTAACTGGCTCGTTGGTTTTGATGTGGATCAGGTGCATGGTGTTTCTCCTTTACTCGTAGTGTGGACGGCTGGTTGGGAACGGTTTAGGGAATCCCTCAGACCAAAGTGCTTCGTATTGCCCTTCGGACAGGACGCTGCTGATCTCTGCCCTGCCCTCGTTCCAAGCGGGTAGTACCCCCACGTTCAGGTACTCGGCATAGTCAATAGCTTTTCCCAAGCTATCGAACGCCCTCACGTGCAACGCTGCCTCTGGTTCAAGGTATGGCGTGCCGCAGTCGTAGTACCACCCGCCTTCTTCGTGACCGCCGAAGGCACGGTCAATCAGGTATATGGCTACGGTGTAGAACCCTCGTGCTTGGCGTTCCTCTTTGAACTGCGCTACTAGCTTCTCTGCTTCAGTCATGGTTGCTTCTCCTTGTTGTGCCGCCTGCGGCAGGTTGTTTGCCTGATTTATCGGGTCAGGCTGACCCGTTTTTACCTGCCTGTGAGCAGGCGAATCGTTTCGTTGATCTTGTCTGCCAGTTGCTTGTCTTCTGCCTCCTTTCTTTTCCGTGCCTCTACTGCCTTTGCCATCTCCGCCCGCACAACCTCCAAGCCTCGTTGCCATACGGCATCGCTTGGCGTTTTGTCGTACAGATCACGCCAGTGTTTCGGTGCGGGTGCTTCAAGGTCATTGCGTATGGCAATAATCTTTTCCAGCAGGAACGACAGCCTGCCTACTTCCCTGATGTCATCCGAGTGCTTCGTCACCGTCGCCTTGAATGTCTGGATCGATAGCTCTCGCTCCGCTATCGCCCTCATTTTCGACAGCCGCTTGTTGCGTTGGGTTCCGCTGTTCCTTTGGTCTGCTTTCATGGTCAAGTCGTTCCTTTTGTTTGGTTAGTCGTACTACATCTAGTTGTACTACCCGTAGTTGTGCTTCCAGTTCTTCGATGTAGAACAAGCGTGTGTTCTTCGCCCTGTCTGCGTTGCGTACTGTTAACTCCCGAAGAATCGCGGCCTCCTCTGCTTGCGCTTTACTCAACGCTTTGTCGTTCTTGCGTATGCGGTGCGCCAGTGTCAGCACTCGCGGGTAGGGTTCTTTGCGCTTGGCCTTGTGTTTGTATGGCACGGCACTGAACAAATCGCGGATGCTTTGTTTCTTATCGTCACTAAGCCAGTCTGACCAGTGCTCACCGTCGTTCGGTAACTTGGCCTGTCGTGCCAACGACAACGGGCTGGCGTATCCCCTGTCATCTGTCTTGGTTTGCAGTCGCGTAAGATTTTTCAGTAGTCGCTCCATCTGCATGATGTAGGCTGCGAACGCGGTGCAGCTTGGTTCATCGTCGTTCTTCACGTGATAGCGATAGCTTGCCTTGCTTGTTCGCAATTCCTCGCGCAGCGGTTCAATCAGATCGCCCCATGCTTGAGCGCGGAGGGTTTCTTTTATGCGCTGCTTTCGCCGTTGTTCTCGTTGTTGGTAGCAGACTTCTTCGATCTGTTCTCGCACGACATCCGGCGTCTTGCGCTTGATTAAGTACTTGTGCAGTGCCTTTGCGGACATCCGCATATAGGAAGGGTAGAAATATGCCACGGTTTCCTCATGATTTTTGTTGCTGTACTACCGATGGTATCAGGGGGTATCCGGAAGTGTCCATTGATTTTCGCAAGTATCGGATAAAATTCCCAGCCTTTTGCGTTGGTGCTACTGTGTTTGCATGAAAAGGGGGGGTGCTATCTGGTTAAAAAACAAAGCTAATACCCGATAGCTTGAGAGGAAGTGTTTACAAAAACTTCCCGAGCCTGCCTGTGTGTAGGTGGCTACTACCCTATATAGTTATTTTTTAAATAGATATATATAGGGGTTTTCACGCAAACTTAGTGGTGACAACGCAAAGCACTGGGAATTTTAACCAGCAAGTGCGAAAATCTTTGGACAGTTCCAGACGGAAACAAAATGGGGTCAGCGTGACCCCTTTTCCTCGTAGTAGATGCGGTTGATCCGGTTGGTCAGCATGAATATGCCTAGTGTGTACAGGGGAAGCCAGATCATGCCGTCACCCTCGATGAAGTCCAGCGGGATAACAACGCAGCAGACAGCGACGATTGTGCCGAGTAAGTGGGCGTACTTTTGGAGTCGGTTGTTCATGGTGTGGTTCCTTTCAGGGTTAAATGGATACAACGCGGGAGTAATGCTCGGCCTGATCCTCGTATGACATGACGAAAGCGCAGATAGCTGCGCCCTTGAAGTCGTAACGCGCCATGTCGCCGTAGTTGCCGTTGATTCTGGCCGGTGGCAATCCTGTTTCCCGCCGTACTTTGCGGATCGCGCCCATGAAGCTGGATGCGTGGACTTTGAACCGGCGAACCCAGCAATAGTTGGCTTCGCCGCCGTAGGTGTCGGTGACTTCGACAAAGAAGATGGTTTGCATGATGTTTCCTTTCAGGGTTTTCGGGTCAGCGTGACCCGTTTTTGATTAGACGGTGGCTGCGTCGAGTTTCTCAGCGAGGGCAGTTGCCTTTGCGTAGAGTTCCGCTTCGGTTTCGTTGCCGCAGGTTTCCACGCGGAGCGAGAACAGGGCGAGTCGGATGAGTTCGAGTTCTTGTTCGGTGAAGTTCATGATGTTTCCTTTCAGGTTGATTTGGGCTGGATTGGACAGGGATTGAAACAGCGGCCAGCCCTCCCGCTGTCACGTTCAGGAAAAAACGGGTCAGGTTGACCCGAAATTAACCAATGGCCTTCAGGAACGCACGCTGCTGCTTCGCGTCCAGCTTGTTGAAGGCTTTGATGATCGCGTCCACGGGATCGGTCTTGCCACTCGACGCGCTGCGCGTCTCGCCCTTCAATGCGTTCATGGTGTCGCGTACGCGGGTCTTCAGGAACTCGTACTGCTTGTGCTTGCTGTCGAGCATGGGCTTGCCGTCTTTCGAGCGGTTATAGCCCTTGCCCTCTGCGAGTGCTTCGCATACTGCGACGATCACGTAAGGCCGCTGTAATTCGGGCGTATCAAGGCCGAGCGAGTGCATGGCGATGAGCAAGTCATCTTGCTGGGCGAGATACTTGGCGACGAGTTTGTTAACTTGGGTTTGAGTAGCGTTTTGCATGATGTGTTTCCTTTCAGGTTGAGAAGTGTTGTGCCGAGGGCTTTCCCCCGACAATTTCAGTATCGCATACCCCTCTTTTTATCCCTTTATTCGGTCTATTTCGGGTCAGAATGACCCTATTTTGCTGGGTTTTGGCCGTTTTTGACCCCCACCATACCCCCACCCCCCAAAACTAATGACGGGTGGGGGGTCTCCATAGAACACTATTCCCCAGCCATCCCCACAACATCCGTTATCACCTTGACAATCACCCCATTGCAAACTTAAAACCACCCGCTGACAACTTATTCCCTGCCGACTGTAAACCTACCCCCCACAATATTTCAAAAAATGCAAATATAATTGTCAAACCTTGGACAAATACGGCAGAAAAAAACCCGCCGGGGGAGCGGCGGGGGAAAGTGATGGTTAGCGAACCATCAAGGAGAAGCAACTATGCAACGGGCAGACCCGCTTGCACACTTGCAGAAACGACTATACACTGCGGCCAACGTGGTTACAAGACAAAGTCAAGGGAACCATCGCATGTTGGATCATCTGATTAATTTCACGCCGGATGTGGAGCAGGACTCCACAGATTTCACACGCCTTGAGAAAACCGATCCCGTCGATGTCATCGACGCACAGGTGAAAACCGCTGATTGGTTAAAGAGTCTGGGCGCTGCAAGTAGTGACGTTGCTACCGAACTGGAAGCCAACGCTGCAAGAAAAGCATTTGGTTCATTTATAACTGCGCAACCCCCAGAAGCGCAGCAGACAGCACTAGCAGAAATAAAAACACCCGCTGCCGTCCAACATTTAGTGGGCATGCTAACAGCGTACGATTGGGAATTCATCCACCAAGCCAAAGAACTACGCGGCTACACGGTGGCAAAAATCTTGGAAGACACAAACCACCCCACCGCCAGCGTGCGCCTAAAAGCACTTGCCCTCTTGGGCAAAGTCACGGAGATTGGTCTGTTTACCGAAAAGATAGAAGTCAAAAAGACCGAGCTGTCCGACGTTGAGTTGGAAGCCCGCATCAAGGAGAAACTTAATAAACTGGCAAAAATCGTAGACATCACGGACATCAGCGATGCCCAGATAAAAGAAATCGACGATGAAGCCAGTACTGAGTCCTGAAGAAATAAAGGCGCTGAACCGGGTACTCCCCACACTAAGCCCCCACGAGAAGGCAGAACTGCTACAGGACTTGGAAGAACGCGCCACCCGTGCGTCAAAACAGATTGGACAAGATTCCATGCTGGGCTTTGCCTTGCACGTGTACCCCGGTTTCAAGATAGGACCGCATCACAGGAAGCTGGCCAAGATATTTGAAGACGTTATTGCGGGCAAGAAGAAGCGCGTCATTATCAATATTGCACCCCGTATGGGTAAGTCCGAGTTTTCGTCCTACCTGTTCCCGGCTTATTTTCTTGGCAAGTTCCCAAACAAGAAGATCATCATGGGAACCCACACAGCCTCCTTATCGGAGGACTTTGGCCGTCGCGTTCGTAACCTGATTGAATCTGATGAATACCAAGACCTGTTTCCCCGGACGCAGATTTCTGATGACCAGAAAGCCGCCGGTAAGTGGAGTACCTCCGAAGAAGGCCAGTACTACGCAGCAGGTGTGGGTGGCGCTTTGGCTGGTCGCGGTGCTGACCTATTCGTTATCGATGATCCTCATTCTGAACAAGACGTAAAGTCAAACTCTAGACTTGCGTTTGATACGGCGTGGGCGTGGTTCCAGACGGGTCCCCTACAGCGTTTGATGCCGGGTGGGGCGATCATAGTAATTATGACAAGATGGTCGCTGTTGGACTTAACAGGCCGACTGATTGACTACCAGACGCGCAACCCAGAAGCAGACCCGTGGGAGATCGTCGAGCTACCGGCGATATTAGAAAAAGAACAAGAAGACGGTACCATCACGCAGAAAAGCCTGTGGCCTGAACAGTGGCCGTTGGAAGCGTTGGCGGCGAAGAAGGCCGGGATGGACCCACGGTTCTGGAACGCCCAGTATATGCAGCAGCCCACCTCAGAAGCGGCGGCGATCATTGCCCGCAGGCACTGGCGCATTTGGGAAAAAGACGATCCACCCCGGTGTGAGTACATCATCCAGAGCTGGGATACAGCGTACGAGGCCAAGACTTCCGCTGACTTTTCCGCGTGCACGACATGGGGCATCTTCTACAACGAGGAAGAGAATGACGCGCCGCAGTTGATACTGTTGGACGCGTTCAAAGACCGGATGGCGTTTCCTGAATTGAAACAAGTTGCGTTGAAACACTACAGGGACTGGGAACCCGATGCGTTCATTGTGGAAAAAAAGGCAGCAGGTGCCCCACTTATTCAAGAGCTGCGAGCAATGGGCATCCCCGTCCAAGAGTTCACCCCCAGCCGAGGAAACGACAAGCTTGTCCGAGTCAACGCAGTTGCCGATTTGTTTACTTCGGGCAAAGTCTGGGCACCGGACACCCGATGGGCACGAGAAGTGATCGAAGAATTAGCGGCGTTTCCCGTTGGAGAACACGACGACTTCGTGGATACTACGTCGCAAGCATTGCTACGCTTTAGGCAAGGGGGGTTTATTACCCTCGACACAGACGAACAGGACACCCGATATTACGCGCCACGTAAGGCGGCTTACTATTAAGGACTACGGATGATTGGTTCTACGTTTATGTATTACGAGCGGGCTATGCCGCCGGACTTTTGTGACTATGTGATCAAGAGTCTGGACTGGTCGCACGCTGGGACTGGCGCAACACGGGAA